ACCGATGCTTATTCATTAGTCAGCGCACTGGCAACATCTGGTCTTGGATATTTATTTGAGAACTCATCTGGACAAAATTTGTTATGCAGACAGCACTCATCGCGCGCAATACTTATCAACAAATGGTTATGTCCAACTATCTGCCAATAACGCGCAAGGCACAGGAATAGCAATCAAGACACGCGCCGGAGATATCCGCAACTCAGTGACCGTCAAATATGGCGCAACATCTGCCAGTGAAGTCTCAGCCATAGATCAAGAATCAATCTCTTTGTACGGAACGCTTGCACAAATTATCAACACCACAATCTTTGATTCAGTCGATGCACAATCTCAGGCAGACTTTTATTTAACGCTCCGAGCCTATCCGCAAGCCGCATTCACTAACATCACGTATCAATTGACCAATCCAGAGATTGACAATGGTGATCGAAATAATCTCATCGACATTTTTATGGGAATGCCAGTCACAATCAGCGATTTGCCGCTCAACATGGTCAGTGGAACATTCTTGGGATTCGTCGAAGGCTGGACATTCCAAGCGGCTTACAATGAAATTTCAATTACTTTGAATCTGTCTCCGCTGTCATTTAGCTTGCAAGCAATGGCATGGCAAGACGTCAGCATCGCAGAACTATGGAACACAACCAATCCAACAATGACGTGGGCTGAAGCTCTCGTCGTAGCATAAGGAGAAGAAATGACAAACCCCACCAGTAATTATAATTTTCAAATGCCGACGGCGACAGATCTTGTCACGGATTTACCGGCAGACTTCGAAGTATTCGGACAAGCTGTGGACACGCAAATGTTCACAAATGCTGGTGCAGCAACTCAGAAAGCAACACTGACGACCACTGGCGACATTTACTATGCAAGCGCGGCAAATACACCGGCTAGACTTGGCATTGGATCATCAACGCAAGTGCTTACAGTAACTGGCGGTCTGCCAACTTGGGCTGCATCGGTCGGCGGCGGCTATTCCACTGTCCAACTATTTACGGCATCAGGAACATTTAGCGTGCCAGCCGGAGTTACAGAGTGCGCAGTCTATGCAGTCGGCGGCGGTGGCGGCGGTGGAAGTGGAAGAATTGAAGTTACCAATGTGACAACGGCATACGGCGGTTGCGGTGGCAACGGCGGTTCAATAGCACAAGAGCCATTTTATACAGTGACGCCATTAGCAAGCATCACAGTGACAGTCGGCGCAGGTGGCGGTGGCGGTACATCAGCAACATCTGTTTCAACAGCAACAAGCGGCAATAATGGCGCGGCTGGAACTGCATCTGTATTTGGCAATCTTTCAATAGATGGCGGCGGTGGCGGCAGAGCAGGTAGTGCTGGTGCACAGACACAAGACGCTAACACTCTTACATCAACTTTTATTGGTTCAAGAATAGGTGGCACTGGCGGTTCAGCCAACTCCGGTGGCGGCGGCAACACAGGCGGAGTTATTGTTGTTTTAACTCAAAGTGGTTCAACTGGAACTGCTGCTTCAAATGCAACAGTTGGAACAACACTTGGAACAGGTGGCGGTTCAACAGTTGCTGGATTTGCAGGCGGCGCAGGCAATGGCGGCTCAATATCAAGTTCAACCGCATTGAGATATTCAGGCAGCGCAGGAACAAACGGTGGCGGCGGTGGCGGTGCTCCAGCAGCATCTGCAACAAATATCACAACAACTGGAACAGCAGGCGGCGCAGGTGCAACTAATCGCGGCGGTGGCGGCGGTGGCGGCGGCGCGGCTTTGAAAGTCGGAACAACAACAACATCGGTCACATCAGGCGCAGGCGGCAACGGCGGCTCAGGCTTCGTTGCAGTCTTTTACTAAGGAGAAATAAAATGGCACATTTCGCAGAAATAGATTCACACGGAATTGTTCTTCGCGTTCTTGTTGTAGATAATGAACAAGAGCATCGCGGTCAGGAATTCTTGGCAGATGATCTCGGACTCGGTGGCACGTGGGTTCAGACTTCGTATAACGCAAACTTTCGCGGCAAATACGCCGGAATAGGCGATAAGTACGACAAGAAGAAAGATGAATTCATTTCGCCAGTGGTCATCGAAGAAGATGCCGCTGCTATCGAGTAATGGCTGGCCGGCTTCATCTGATCCGAATGAGATTGGCGTGAAGTCATATCCAGTCAAAGGCACGAAAATCAAGCTGCGCTGCGCATCCAAGTGCGCTCCGCTCTTGGTTGGATTTGCCACAGAGTTTCATGCACTCATTGAGCCAATCGATGAAGGCACACTTGATGACTGGGGCTATGCGTTCCGAAACATTCGTGGATCACGCGACAGACTTTCAAATCATGCCAGCGCGACGGCAATTGATATCAACGCAAAACTTCATCAATTAGGCAAAGTCGGAACATTCCCATCTGAGAAAGTGCCGATGATTCGAGCACTGGCAAAGAAGTACGGATTGCGATGGGGCGGCGATTACACATCACGCGCCGATGAAATGCACTTTGAAATAAATTTGAGTGAAGCGAAAGTCGCTGCGCTCATCGGGAGCTTGAAGCTAGGAGACAAAGATGAATAAAGCTAAAGCACTGGCACTACTGGCATCATGGATGAGATCATCCATTGCTGGAGCACTCGCCGTCTATATGAGCGGCAATACCAATCCGAAGGACTTGGCACTGGGTCTAGTCGCTGGACTTGTTCCGGTTCTTGCACGATGGGCAAATAAGAAAGATTCAATGCACTCATGAGCGAAACGATCACAGCTGTCGGACTCATCGCAGCATCTACTATCTCAGCGATTGCGGCACTCTATGCCGTCAAAGGTGAGCGCAATTCTCGACCAGTCAGCAATGGATTCGCCGAGGGGTTACGAGATGACGTGCGAGAAATTCGACAGCTGATGATCGATCACTTGAAACAGCATCCTTAGACACGCCGAAGGATAGGCGTAAGTCTTGAAATTGTCAGTCTTAGACATCACTATATGTCTGGGAGCAAGTCAAGAATAGTTTCGTAGCCATTTAGGGCTTGCTCCCACCTAACAGATACGGGAGCATCTTATGGACACAATACAGATTGCGCTGATAGTCAGTGCGGTCAGCTTTATCGCAGGAACGCTCGTAGGGGCGCGTCAGGGCTTTATCAAGGGCGATCTACAGGGATCACGGCGCGGATTCAAACGCGGCATTGATGTGACCAGAAGGAATCGCAGCCATGAATAATCACTTGGAAGGATACGAAACAGTTGCTGAAAGAATCGAGAAATTCTGGAATTTGTATCCGGCTGGAAGAATCAGCACTGAGGTCGTGTACCAAGATGGACAGAGATACATCGTTAAATGTGACCTATTCCGAGACGTCATGGATCTCATTCCATACGCTACGGACTTTGCCGAAGAAATCCGCTCGAACACTAATCGCTTTCCTTTGGAAAATGCTGCGACGTCCTCAATCGGAAGATCGCTGCATACATCGGGATTGTCCAAGTTCTCAGAAGGCGTAGCACGTCCATCCTTTGAAGAGATGAAAAGTGTGACGTCATTGACAGTGGTCAAAGATGCTGCCGATAGCGTGGTCATCGAACGCGATCCGTGGAGTTTCGGCTCAGCCACAGAATCCAACACAGTCACCGAGCCGCCATCAGCTGCGCCATCGTGCGTTCACGGTGCGCGCCTGTGGAAAGAAGGCGAGTCTGCGCGCGGCAAATACGCCGGATGGGTCTGCTCAGATAATGACAAAGCCACACAATGCAAAGCAATGTGGCTCAAGATGACACCAGATGGACGGTGGGCGTGATGGGATACGTCGAAGCGTTTCCAATCGGAACATGGGATTACTGCGATGGATGCGGCAGGGGCGAACCGAAGACACAGCTCTTTGCAGAAATTATTGATGGCATTACTCTTCGCTGGTTATGTAGGGATTGCAACAAGTGACACACGATGAGTTGCTTGTAAGACTTGAAGAGAAGGGCAGTTTTAACATTGCACTTATGAAATATAGCGGAGTTGACGTCAAAGGAGTACGAGATATTTATCGTGCGCTTGATGCAATAGTTAAATTACATAAGCCTTACAAAGTCGATGATGTTCTCTTATGTGATAACGAACCATATCAATATCCGTGCCCAACAATCCAAGCCATAGAGAAGGAGTTGGGATGAAGGTAACACTGACCGATCAGGATGCGTCATTGTGCCATCTTGCAGCTCTCATCAAATACATCAAAGCCGATGGCGTACTGGGTCGAACGCCACGCTATAACGCAAAGTTAGACTTTCATGGTCGCATCGCTGAATTCTCACAATCAATCGCGGCTGAGTTAGCAGTATCACGCGCCTTGGCATATCCATACGACGCATTCAAAGACACATACAAAACATTGGCAGATGTGGGCGAGAATCTAGAAATCCGCTGGACGGATTACAACGATGGACATCTCATCGTCTATCCAACAGATCGCATCACAGACATCGCCATTTTGGTCACTAATCATCATCCGGATTACATCATCAAAGGCTGGATGCCGGTGGCAGTAGCCAAGCGCGATAAGTACAAGAAAGAAGGTCAGGATTCGTGGTGGGTCAGCCAAATCAATTTGCAGCCAATCGACACATTGGAACGGAGTCAATATGCGCACACCATCGGTTCAATGTCGCCTATGCAATAAAGTCACACAGCATCGTGAACGCATTGTCACAGATGTGTTGCCGCCTAATGTAGCTGTACTTGAATGCACCAAATGCGGTGTTCTCGGTGTGGTCATGTTGGCAGAGCAGTGAAGATTGGTTCACTCTGCACAGGCTATGGCGGACTAGACATGGCGGTTGAATCATTCTTCAACGCTGAAACAGTGTGGACATGTGAATTTGACAAATACGCAAGCCAAGTCATAGAAAAGCGCATCAATAAGCCTAATCACGGAGATTTGAAGAAAACAGATTGGACGAAAGTCGAGCCAATAGACATTCTCACAGCCGGCTATCCATGCCAACCATTTAGCACTGCCGGATTAAGAAAAGGAGCAGATGATGAAAGACATTTATGGCCGCACATTAAGGACATTATTGGGATACTACGACCACGATTCATCGTCTTGGAGAACGTACGAGGACACTTTGGACTTGGGTTTCGAGAAGTCTTGGGCGATCTTGCCGCTCTCAGGTATGACGCAACATGGAGACTTGTACGAGCTTCAGACGTTGGAGCACCACACAGAAGAGAGCGACTCTTTATCCTTGCCTACGCCAACACCATTTCACGTAACAATGCACAACGAACCGATAGAAGTATTTCAAGCTCGCGAAGCCCGCAGTTCAACGGGTCAAATAGGCAAGAGTACAAGAATAGTGTTGCGAATGCTCTCAACTCCAGCGGTAAATGCATCACACACAACGGGCGAGTGCAGAAATTGGGGCAACGATTTACTACACGATCTGAGATGCACTTGCAAGCAGTACCGTCTCCATTGGTTGAAGGTAAAGTAAATGCTAAATTTATAGAATATATGATGGGATTGCCAGATGGATGGGTCACAGATATTGACATCAGTTATGCTCAACAATTGAAGATTCTAGGCAATGGCGTTGTGCCACAACAGGCTGAATATGCGTTGGAATTACTATGGGAAACATATGTCAATCATCAATAATAGTTATCCACAGGAGTTATCCACAGGCACTAGAAACCTGTGGACGACACGCAGGAGATACGCTCAACTTATCCACATACTCGTGAGTAACTTGACAGGTACGTTAGCATCACAACTCGCTGGCGAGCCGCTGTGGCGGATAGCTCGCAGGCGTGTTTTGCTGCACATGGGCGTTCTGTGCCTATTGCTAGGCTCAATGATAAATGTGTCGATTCCTAACGCTAATGCAGTCGATGACAAGCAGATCGATTACTTCAAACTCTATGCACATTCATTGATTATCGATGCACAGCAGTATCGATGCGTAGAGCTGCTCTGGACTAAGGAGAGCAACTGGAATCCAGCAGCTCATAACAAATCAGGTGGGGCATACGGTATTCCACAGATGAAAAATAAGATGATCCAGTATCGTGATGGCTTTACGCAGATTCGTTACGGATTGAAGTACATTGCTCATCGTCATGGCACACCGTGTCAGGCGTGGGCGTACTGGCAGAAGCATAGGAACTATTGATGGGAATGCAGTCACAACGTAAGCAGAATTCAATTCAATGGAAGCGAATACGCGAACGCATACTTCGACGCGATGGATTCATCTGTGTCTACTGCCATGAGCAGGCAAACACGGTCGATCATGTGCAACCGATTTCAAAAGGTGGAACCGATGAGCCGGATAATCTTGTAGCTGCTTGCGGAAAATGCAATTCAAAAAAATCAAACAAGCTGCCCCATCTTTTTTTTGAACCGGTTTCCACCACCGTGTCTATCCGCGGTTTAATTTCACCGCAAAACGGAAGCATAAGCCATGACTAAGAGTGTACTGGTCAAAGATGGTGGCGATGCTGTTGTGATCGGCTTAAATCGGTCGCAGTCGGAAAAAGATACATTGTCAGTTCAACTAATTGGCACAATTGCGCCACGAGTTCATTCTCAGCTCAACGATCTGCCATCTCGCGGCCAAGAGTTCATCGACTTCTCGCAATCCATCGGCATTCCACTACTGCCCCATCAGGAATGGCTGGCAATTCACGCTCTCAAAATTAAGCCAGATTCCAGATGGAAGCATCCAGTGGTCTGCACGGTTCAATCGAGACAAAATGGAAAGACATTTTTTATGAAGAATTTGATCTTGATGAATCTCTTTGAATGGGATACAAAGTTGCAGATTGGCACAGCTCATCGATTGACCACATCGCTGGAAACATTTCGCGATCTAGTCTCAACGATTGAATCCAATGACGGACTTTCAAAGCAAGTCAAGCGCATCAGATGGGCGCATGGGTCGGAAGAGATTGAATTGCTTTCCGGAAACCGATACATGGTCAAAGCTGGCGCGGCAGCTGCTCGCGGAATTTCACGACCGGAAGTTGTCTATTTGGATGAATGCCGTGAGATGAAAGATGAAACGACGTGGGCTTCCATGCGATATACCATGATGGCGGCTAGCAATCCGCAAATATGGGCAATCAGTTCAGCTGGTGATCAACACAGCTTGATTCTCAATCAGCTGCGCGATCGTGGGCTTGCTTCATCGATTGGCAATGATGATGACATCGGATACTTTGAATGGTCATCGGATTACGCCAAGATTGATGATACGCCGAAATTCTGGCAAGGTGTCTGCGATGCCAATCCGGCATTGTCTCGAACAATCAATCCGGACAATATCCGCGCAGTCTTAAACGATCCACCGGAAGTTGTGCAAACAGAAGTCTTGTCCAGATGGGTTGCCACAATTAGCAGTGCAATTCCAATGGCTGAATTTCACGAATGCGGCGAAGATGATTTGCAAATTGATCCAGACAAAACTTCATGGCTTGGACTGGATTTAAGTCCAGACAGAAGACAGGCAAGTCTCGTAATTGCTCAAAAAATGGATTCAGATCGATTTATGGTCAAGCTGCTACATTCTTGGACAAATCCAATCAGCTTGGACGATCGAGCAGTTGCCAATGACATCGCACCGTACTGCCGCAAGTATCAAGTCGAAGTCGTGGCGTATTCTAAGAGAACAGCGTCAGCGGTCGCCGGTAGATTAAAGCCAGCCGGAATTGCAGTCACTGACATCGATGGTGGACTCTATGGCCAGAGCTGTGATGAATTACTCGGAGCAATTACTTCTAAAAGACTTCGCTGGCATCGTCATGCAAATCAAACTGATTTCGTGCAACAAATCTCCAGTGCAGTTCGCTTGCCACTTGGAGATGGTGGCTGGATCATTGGAAGACGTGCCAGTCAAGCAAATGTGACTGCTTGCGTCGCCGCGGCTCTTGCCACACATTTCGCGACACGCCCAGAGACGGAGATTGACATTCTGGTCGGTTAGAGTATAAACCCTGTCAAAATAGGCACATGGGTTTATTCGATCGTGTGCGCAATGTTCAGACAATTGCTCCACAGTCATCGGCTGACGTCGCCGCTTCCCTCGCACCAGTAAACACAATTGATTCGATTGCAAATTATTTCCGCGCTGGTAATACGGCTACACGCGAAGAAGCAATGAGCATTCCAACCGTTGCACGCGCACGAAATATCATTTGCTCATCAATTGCATCGCTGCCGATTATTACGCGCGACAAAGCTACTGGCACAATTGTGAATTCACCGCGCGTTATCTCTGATCCCGATCCAAGAATTCCAGGAGCAGCTTCTTGGGTTTGGGCGTGTGAAGATTTATTGCTTTATGGATTTTCGTATTTTCAGGTGACATCAATCTTTGCCGACACATTTCGCGTTCGTGAGATGCAACGTATTGCACCGCCGCGCGTAACGATTAACACTAATTCCGACGCTACGGAAATCGAATCATATTCAATTGACGGATACTCTCCGCTCCCACTTTCCGGCGTCGGTTCACTTGTTGTCATATATGGAAATGATGAGGGGTTGCTCAACAGAGCTGGGAAAACTATTAGAACCGGTGCGGAACTCGAACGTGCGGCGGCAATGTACGCACGTGAACCACTTCCGACGATGGTTCTCAAATCAACCGGTGCAGCTCTTCCAGCGGATCGAATAACAAAACTCCTTGATGCTTGGTCTTCAAGTCGTAGAAATCGTAGTTCGGCTTTCTTAAATGCTGATGTCGATCTTGTACCAGTGGGATTCTCGCCAGAACAAATTGGATTAAATTCTGCTCGAGAAGTAATTGCAACCGAACTTGCACGCGCAATTGGCATTCCAGCATATTTCGTTGATGCTCCCACAGGATCATCGATGACATATTCAAATAGCACAACGTCACGTCAGACACTTCTGGACTTCTCGTTGATTCCCGTGATGAATCAAATTTCAGCGAGATTGTCCATGAGTGATTTTACTCCAGCATCACAGAGAGTCGAATTTGATCTCTCAGCTTATCTTCGCGGCTCTGCAATGGAACGCGCGCAGATTTACGAAATACTCAATCGCATCGGTGCATTAACGACCGATGAAATTCGCAGAATGGAAGAAATGGTTCAATGAAACTCACAACACCGATGCAGATTACAGCTGCCGATTCAGAAACTCGCACAATTACCGGACGCATTGTTGCTTTCAATGAGCAAGCGAATGCTTCGACTGGAAAGGTCGTATTCGCTCGCGGATCGGTCGTGCCGAAAGATGTGTTTCTTAACTTGGAGCACGACCGAACCCGTCGGATTGGCAAAACTTCAAGCATGAGCGTGAACGACAATGAAATCACCGCGAGCTTCAAGATTGCAAATACAACAGCTGGATCGGATGCACTTGAAGAGGCAATGACGGGACTAAGAGACGGCTTCTCAATCGAACTGGCCGTTGATGATTACATCATGGAAAAAGATGGCGTTATGAAAGTTTTACAAGGGCAATTGATGGGCGTTGCTCTCGTTACTGAACCGGCTGTTCGATCAGCTCGCGTCAGCGAAGTCGCCGCAACAGAAGAAAATTCTGAAACTAAATCAGATGACACACAAACACCAACCGAAGGAGACGCAGTGGAAAACACTACCGTTATCGAAGAAACTCCTGCCGCCGAAACGGTAGAAGCGTCACAAACAATCAACACTTCAAAGCCTGCACCATTTTACACAAAGCCACGCAGTCCAATTGTAAATCTTGGCTCATGGATGGAACATTCAATCAAGGCAAAACTCAATCCAATGTCAGATTCTGCAATTTACGTTGCAGCAGCAAATGATGATCTTGGTACAACAAATCCTGGGTTCAATCCAACCCGCCAGCTCGCAGAAGTAATAAATGGGCTAAGTAATGGAACTCGTGGAGCAATAGATGCGATTTCACGCGGGACACTTCCAGATGCCGGATTGCAATTTGAAATCCCAAAGATTTCTCAGATTGCCGAAGTTGAGCCAGTTGCAGAAGGTGGCGCAGTAACAAACACCGGAATTGAATCTGATTATATTTCAGTGCCAATCTCACGCTTTGCCGGACGTAACATTCTCACCACAGAAATCATCGATCGCAGCTCGCCGGACTTCTTCAACGAGCTTGTCAGAATCATGGGAGCGGCAATGGCGTTTGCACAAAACAAATTCGTTGCAGCACAAATCGTTGCGGATGGAACTGCCGATGGAACTCCAACAGCTAACACAGCTGCCGGACTCATTGCATACGTCAGCCGCGCAAATGCAGCCGTCTATGCAGGAACACAACGCTTTGCACAAAACATCTTGGTATCGCCAGCACAATGGACAAACATCATGGGTTACAACAACAGCGGCGTTCCGCTATTTAATGCCTATCAGCCAAGCAATGCGGCTGGTCAAGTCAATGGACAATCACAACGCGGAGCGGTTCTTGGTCTTTCGTTCTACGTGGATAACTCAGGTGAAATCACTGGTACAGGCGATGACTCAATGGTTGTTCTCCAGCCAGATGCGTTCACATGGTATGAAAGCGGAAACTTCCGCCTAGATGTGAACAAGCCATCCGATGGAACAGTGGAAGTCTCACTCAATTCCTACGGTGCTTGTGCTACCAAACTTTCAGCCGGTGGACATCTCTTTAACTTCACCTAATCAATCATCGGTGGCGGTCGCTCCCGAACGTCATCGAGCAGTAGAAAGGATCAGAGATGCCGATTATTACGGCGCAAGCTCTTAGGGACGTTCTTGGTGTCTCTGATTCTCTTTTCGACGACGCATATCTTGACCAGATTATTGCCAGCGCGGAAGGAACAATTCTGCCGATGCTTACGCAATATCAATCAGCTGTTCCGGCCTACATCATCAGCGATGGTGTGATTACTGTCAGCACCATTCGTCCGAATTATTTCGTTGTGGGTCAAGATGTCGTCATCACGGGATGCGGCGCAATTGATGATACTTACACAGTCACCGATGATCGAGTTTCGCCGTATATCTTTACGGTTGCAACTGGTCTTGCAGATAGCATCACCATTCCAATCATTCCAGCTGGTAAAGCAACACTCGATGGTGGGTCAGCTGAGGCGATATACAGCGGCGTTGCTCCTATTGAATCCGCTCTCCTAGTCGTATCCGTTGAAATCTTTCAAAGCGTTACAGCTCCGGGCAATATGACAGCCAATGAAAATTTCAATCCGTCACCATTCGTTCTCGGTCGCAGTCTTCAAAATCGTGTCATTTCATTACTTAGTCCATTTCTGGATGTGGAATCAATATGCCAGTGAGCACGATTCAAGCAGCTGTTCGCGCTCCGCTAGCTGAGGCACTCTCCAGCGTTGGAGCGTCAGTCTATGAAACTATTCCAGAAGCAGTCATTCCACCGGTTTGCGTGATTTTGGCGGATTCGCCGTATTTGGAAAGCACTCTTATCGGATCAACAGTGCGCGTGAAGATCAACTTTGTCATCACAGCTGCCGTTGCCTACAACAACAATGCAGGTGCTCTGAATAACTTGGAGATTCTGCTCATGCAAATTCTCGGTGCAGTGCCATCGGGTTACGTCGTCGGAGACGTTCAAACTCCGCAAATCGTGAACGTGGGAACAGCGTCACTGCTTAGTGCCGATCTCTCAGTTTCGACTTACTACACACAGACAAACTAAGGAGACACATGTCAACAATCATTACCGGTCGCGACATCACATTCACGATCGATTCAGACAATTACGATGCACAAGCAACATCAGCGACACTTACTGTTGATTCAACAATCAACACGTATCAGACACTTGACGGAAAAGCGTATTACACAACAGATACACAAGGCTCATTCGCCGTAGAAATGCTAAGCGATTGGGGCGCAGGATCATCTTTGTGCGAAGCTCTCTGGACAGCAGCAACATCAGCTCCAAACACGCCGCTTGCCGTATCACTGACAGCTAACACAGGTGCAGTCTTTGCATTCGATGTCCAGCCAATTCTTCCAAGTGCCGGTGGTACTTCACCAGATGCACAAACAGTTTCACTTTCATTCACATGTGTGACCACACCAGTAGGAACATTCTAAGAAAAGGAGATCGGGAGCATGAAACTACAACTCAACATCGAATTCACGGATGGAACTCAGTCGTCATTTATGGCGCAGCCACCGGAATTTGTAAAATGGGAAAAATCAACCGGTTACACAATCGGTCAAGCGCAGGAAAAGATGGGAATCAGTGATCTTGTCTTCTTGGCGTATCACGCTATGAAGCGAGAAGCTGGTGGCAAGCCGGTCAAAACTCTGGATCAGTGGACTGAAACTGTTGCAGAAATTGAAGTCGGTGACACAATCCCAAAAGCCATCCAGTCGGAAGTCTAAGTCGAATTCTCTGGCAACTCTCTCTCGCAACGGGATTGAGTCCAAAAGAATTTGAAACGGCTGAAGACGTCAAAACTGTCTTGGAGATATTGGAGAAAAGAAATGGCAACGGCGGCAACTGAAAAAGGCACTGGAAAATTTGCCATCACTGTTGAGCCATTTGCGCTTCGTCAATTGATTTCTCTTCTCAATGCCATGCCTAAAGAAACACAACAAATCATTAGGGATCGTGCGCAGCCAATGTCCGCACGTCTTAAAGGACAGCTCATGCAATTCGCGGATGCGTCACCAACGCCGCAAGCAAAGCTTGTCGCCGAATCTGCTCTCACTCCACGCGATCGATTGATTCGTGTTGATCTTGGCGGTGCAAAAAAAGTCGGTCGCAAATACGGTGGCGAGACTCGCAAGAATGGATCAAAAGTCAAGCAGCAAGCCGCACCAGCTGGCGCACTGCTCTGGGGTTCAGAATGGGGTTCACACACTGGTGTCGATCGTGCTGGTCGCAAATATACAAATAGATTCGTCGCACCGTATAACAGAAAAGGATATTGGATCAATAAAGGAATCGATTGGTACGTTCCAAAAGTAGCCATTGAATATGTCGCAATGCTTAAAGAAGTTATCAAGGAAGCTGGTCTGGACTGATGGCAACAATTCCAAAAGTAAAAGTCACGTTTGATGCTGACTTTGATGAATTAAAAAAAGGCGTCAAAGGTGCAACGGCTGAAGTCGAAGGATTTGGCGATAAAGTTGCAGATTTCGGACGAAAAGCCGCCGCCGCATTTGCTATTGCAGCCGCAGCCGCCGCCGCCTATCTGACAAAGATTGCAGTCGATGGCGTTAAAGCTGCAATTGAAGATGAGCAAGCGCAAGTCCGACTAGCAACAGCTCTTCGAGATGTCACCGGTGCAACCGAAGCGCAAATTGTGAAAGCCGAAACATTCATTTCACAGCTGTCAATGCAGACTGGAATCGCAGATGACAAATTGCGACCAGCCATGCAACGTCTTGCACTAAGTACCAATGACGTCGGAGCAGCGCAAGAACTTCTTGATCTATCTACCAGAGTTTCAATCAATAGCGGAAAAGAACTCGAAGCCGTTGCCGCCGCCGTTGCTAAGGCGCAGGATGGAAACACAACATCGCTGGCAAAACTAGGCATCGGACTGTCTGCGGCTGAACTTCAAGGCAAATCATTCGGCGAAGTCGTCGCCATGATCAATGCAATGTATCCGGATTTAGGAGCAAATACTGACACAGCCGCATTCAAGATGGCACAGCTCAATAACTCATTTAATGAAGCCAAAGAAAAGCTTGGATTTGCACTGCTTCCGATGCTTGTCTCATTTGTGGATTACATCAACCAAAACATATTGCCAGCCTTTAACGCGTTCATTGATGGACTCACTGGAGATTACAGCGTTGTTTCAAGTCTCGATGAGACAAATAAGTCTGCATTCGCACTCGGTGCAACACTGAACACGCTCTTCAAATCAATAGCAGCTGTCGCAAATGTATTTTCAACTGATGGAAAAAAAGGCGTTGATGGATTCATTCAAGCTCTTCAGATTCTTGCCAATGTTGCGTCAGTCGTTGTCACTATTATCAAAGAGCTTGTCAGCTTTATCGTTGAAATGGCAAATCAAGTCATTGGATTCTTGAATTTATTCGGTGCAGGAATTGCAAAAATTAGAAGCATAGACAGCGCATTTGGAAGAGCATTTGGAAGTGTGAATGTGTCAGGTGGCACAAATCCAATCCAATCTGGCAGCTATCTCAGCGGCAGTTCATTCCAGCCTCGATTCGATCCAGTCACTGGCAAAATTATGACTGACAGCGGCGGTGGTGGTGGCGGTGGCACTAGCGGCTCGACTTCGACATTTGGTGCAACCAGCGCACTTGATCTATTAAAGAAACTTGAAGAAAGCACAGAGAGCTTCACAAAATTACAATTCTTGGTTGATACAAATGCCATCAGTTACAAAGATGGCACAGCAGCAATGGACAAACTTGTGACGCAATTCAGAATCTTGGAAGAACAAGCTGCGGTGCTGACTGGCTCTGGCACAGTCAGTGGAACGAGTGATTCAGCATCGATGCTCGGTACTGGAACAACCACAATCAATCTGACAGTCACTGGAGCAATTGATCCAGAAGGCACATCACGCACAATTGTAAACACGCTCAATGACTCTTACTATCGCGGCACACTCGGAGCACTTTCATTGGCTGGTCTGACGCCGTGAGCCAATTCACGCCAGTCTGGAATGTAGAACTCAACGGCGTTGCAATCACTGATTCAGTGCTGGCATCGATGTCAATCACATCTGGTCGGACAAACATTTATGAGCAAGCAGTAGCCGGCTATTGCAATCTGACAATTCTTAATCTCAATCAAACTCTTATCACTGCAACGGTCAATGATTCTATATCTGTGGAATTGAAGAACTCATCAAATGTCTTCATTCCGATCTTCGGTGGAACGCTGACAGATATTGGAGTCGAAGTCGCTGATGTCGGTGGCATCGGATACACACAGCGGATCACTCTAGTCGCACTCGGTGCGCTCTCTCGATTGCCAAAGAAGCTCGTCGATGGAGTCTTGCCGCAAGAATTTGACGGAGATCAAATTTATGACGTACTCAAAGACATCTTATTCGAGCGATGGAACGAAGTGCCGGCAGCCCTTCAATGGCAGAACGTTGATCCGACGCTGCAATGGAATGATGCGTTCAATACTGGTCTTGGACAAATCGATCAGCCTGGTGATTATGAACTGGCAGCGCGCACATCTTCTCGCACCGATGCTTATTCATTAGTCAGCGCACTGGCAACATCTGGTCTTGGATATTTATTTGAGAACTCATCTGGACAAATTTGTTATGCAGACAGCACTCATCGCGCGCAATACTTATCAACAAATGGTTATGTCCAACTATCTGCCAATAACGCGCAAGGCACAGGAATAGCAATCAAGACACGCGCCGGAGATATCCGCAA